CAAAGGTATTTGAACAACCTTACAGCGACAGTGGCACAGCATTTACCAAGAACGCAGTGGAGCTTGACGACTAATGGGTACTGAAAATGACAGACGGGCCGCTCAAGGCTTGCCCCCTATCGCTGGAACGACGGAGGACGCTGACTATCGCGGTGCGGTGATTGGCGTCTATCCGGTTGGGGGGTACACAGAAGATGATACAATTGGAACTCCTTTTGGGCGTGGTAGACAATTACACTGCTCGATAAGGCGATGCAGAACTTAACTACAAACAAAAGGAGTACAAAATGCTATTAGAAACAAAACGAGTAAGCTGGAACACCTACAGAACCATTGTTCAGTCTACACAGGACGCTGCATCATGGGCTTCTGGAGCAACAGGGGCAGCTCGCCGCACCCAGGCACTGATGAAGGCAAAAGCTCTTACATTGCCTCCTAAGTGCAATTCTATTACACTCAGATTCCGTTGTGCAACTGCTGAAGATACATTCAACTACGAGATCTTTTTAATGGCTCTTGGGGATGACCCGGTGCACGTAAGTATGGGTGCTGGTGTTGCTGGTTTGCAGGCATCAGTTCTTGGTGGTGTTTACGCTGATACCTTAACTCCAACAGACTTATGGATAAAAGACGTTCTTACAGCTAATGGTGCGGGTGGCGATGGAATGGCAACCATTACATTTGACTGCATGGGCTTTCAACAGATTGTTGTTTTAGGTAATACAATCTCAGCCGGTGACCTAATCATTGACTACAAATACATTTAATAAACTCAAAGGAGAGCTATGAAGAAGTACAGGTATTCTGTATTCGCCACTATCAGGAGAGTGTGTGATGTCTGCGAGAAAAAAGGCCCAACAGTCCTGATGCGTGTTCGTCAGCCGTACAAGGCAGAGTTTTGTGTTTGCCATACTTGCCTTATTGGTGTATTAGAAGCAAAGGCCGGTAAAACCACTGAGCCTTGTTTAATTTGCAAGGCGGGAGGTGATAGGGGCGAAATCGTCGCAGGATCGATTCTAAAGGCCATGATGGTAAACCCGGATGATAATGCCATACTCGGGCAGTTAGACGGCTTAACAGAGTCTCAGAGGCTCATGGTGGCTGCTACGAACATAACTAGTGGAGCTTTGAAACAATGCCAGACGTAAATCCAACAGGCGAAACGATGACGATGCGTGATCTTGAGATTTTCAAGGCCAATCAAATCGACGGAAAGACTCTAGATAAGACCGCTGAAATCGTAGGTGTCTCCAGAAAGACTGTTTCCAGGACAAAATCCAAGGTTTCGTACCACGAACTTGCTCAGGCTGCTCTTGAACAGAAAGGGCTTACTGTTGATGTCTACGCTGGTAAGCTCATAGAGAAGCTTGATGCCCGCAAAGGCGTCAACTATGACGGAGAACGCATCGAAGAAGACGATAACGTAGCACAGATGACTGCTTTGAAGGAGGTAGCTCAGATATATGGAGTCCACGCACCTAGAGAAATTGATCTCAAACACTCGCTTGCCAGTGCATCAGATGAGGAACTGGATCAAAACCTTGCAGATGCTGCCGCCAGATTGGGAGTCGGTAGTCAATGCGAATACAGCATTGATGCAGCAACAGAAGAAGATAGTGGCCTTGAGATCCAAGGAGATGTTCTATAACTTTGAGCCTTACATGAACCGGACTAATGGTTCTCCTGGTTGGCAATGGAAGTTTTTAGTAAATGCAAACCATAAAGGCCGGGTTGCTCTTGGGGCAAATCGTATTGGCAAAAGCGAGATGGGAGCCTTTGAATGCTGTTTGGCTATTACAGGACAGCATCCTTTCAGAGAATACCCCGAAAGTGGTATAGGTTGGATCGTTGGCCTTGATAATCCTATGCTTCGTGATGTTGACCGACCGATGTTTGAAAAGCTCCTACCGTCAAGATTCAAGTCAAAATTCCACAAGCAGGACAATATCTGGGAATGCAGAGGCGATGGTAGGGAATGGATAATAGTATTCAAATCAACTGAAGCTGGTCGTTTGAAGTTCCAGGGTGCTAAGCTTGCATTTGCCTGGATTGACGAAGAGCCAAAGAACCCAGAGATCTTCCCAGAAATAGAAACAAGACTGATCGACCTTCGTGGCCCATGGTGGATAACCGCTACTCCATTGCTCGGAACAGCCGCTTTGAAGGCGTTGAGCGAAAGAGAAGATGTCTATACAACCTTTGCTGGAATGCGTGATAACCCATATCTTCCACTGGAAGAGATAGAGAACTTCGCTAAGCAGCTCTCAGAGGACGACAGGCTCGTTAGAGTAGAGGGGGAGTACATTGTTTGGGGTGGCAAGCCCGTGTTCAATAGGCGGCATCTGAGGGCCCTTAAAGCGAGAGCTGATGAATTGGCTTTGCCAGAGACAGGGGTACTTGTATCATGCTAACATTCCATCAAGTTGAGAATGGGCCATTACAGATATGGGAGCAGCCGATAAAGGGCCAAAGGTACACGATCGGTATCGATACCTCAACAGGTCTTGCAAAGGACTGGACTGTAATGCAGGTCTTATCGAACATTTACCCCTTTGAACAGGTCGCTATGTTCCGGGCAAAGTGGTCTGTAGTCGAATCAGCTGCGTTTTCAAACGAGTTAGGGCGGTATTACAACGATGCTATGATAATCGTAGAGACAAATTACCCAGGTAACGCTGTTCAGGACGCACTCATTCAAACATTCAAGTATCCAAGGAACTATCAAGCTGAGCAACATCTTGACGAATCACCGAATATATCAAGCAAGTACGGCTTTACGACTACCCAAGCAAGCAAATGGTTACTGATCAGGGAGATGCAAGAAGCACTTGAAGGCAAATCTATTATTATCAATGACTTACAAACAATTGACGAGCTTGGGACTTTTGTTTACATCGAAGATAAAAGCAAAACAGGAGCAACTCAGGGACTTAACGATGATACTGTGATGGCTTTAATGCTTGCTTATCATGCTGCATTTATGTGGCCTCAACAGCGTAGAATAAGAAGGCAACCAAAGACTCTTCACGCAGATATTGCTCAACAAAGAACAATGCTTGATAAGTTTGTTGATCAAATGAAACGCAATGAACGAGAAGCAGAGGACATCTCTATTGCTTGATTTATTTATTTTTATCTGGAAAAGTGTGGTATAACGTAGGATAAACGATTCAGAGAACCAGGATAAGGAGCTTGTTATGGAAGATGATATGAAACGCATTGAAGGGTTTTATCATTACTGCTGGTTAAAGTTGAAAGCGGATTTCCCTCGGATGCAAAATAGAATGACTTCTATTGAATTGCAAGCAATGGGTCTTGCACCTAAGCAAACAACGAAAGCAGGTACTTCGCTAGAGGGTAATGATGAGCCAATCAATATTGTCTAAAAGATCAATCGAGAAGATCGAGCGATGTCCGAAGTGCTTTCGCAGGCTTTGTCATAGAATCCCGATCCATGAAGGCAATGACGAAGAATATATTATACATATACGGCATCGAGGACTTGAGCTATTTTGTGCCAGCGTAGTACTGAAGTGTCCTGTATGTAGAACAACTGTAAGAATCGAAGGTAACGAAGGCACTGTTGGAGTGGAAAAGTTCAATGGCTGATAATATTATAGCAGGTGGGTCACCGAGCGACTCAAGACAACCTCCAACAGGCCTTGATAATGGTATGGGCCCAGATCAGGGGAGTGCAACCAAAGGAATAATGAAAAAGAGGATAGATGGCTTTAACGAACACCGAAGAAGCCGGTTAATCACTATCAAAGCGAACGCCGCTTACCTTTGCGGTCACCAGAATATTCAAATAGTAAACAACACTTTATTACCTCTCAAGTCCCAATACGCCACCCCTGTAGTTTGTAATCTAATCTTGCCTGCGGTTACTAACGATATATCGGTGGCTACAAGGCAGCAAGCAATATTCGATGTTGTCCCGGCAGGTACGGATGCAGATGATAAGGCAACGGCTACTGCGTGTCAGAAGATCCTTCCGTACCTTCTAAGAATAAACCCATATAACCTTTGTCGAGAGTCGGTCATCCTCTGGTACGACCTCGATGGCGTTGGATGGCGAAAAGTATACTGGGATCCTTATGCTACTATCCATGGAGTCAATCCGCAGGATCCTGAAGATGAAACATACAATCCAGCTTTTGAGCCCGGCGGTGCTGTTTTTGAAGGCGAAGTCAAGATCAGACATGTCCCAAACAACAGAGTTATCTACGATTGGCGTAAGAAGAGCCTCAAGGATCTTGATTGGATCATTCATGCTGACACTGTAACTGTCGGCTGGGCAAAGCAAATGTATGGCAAGGAGATCTTTGATGAGTCTGACGGTGTTGCTATCCAAAAGCAAGCAGCAATGAATGACGAGTTTGAGATTGCTGTCATGGGCGAGTTTGCTGAACTTGCAAAGACGATCGCTCCCACAAGCGTAACACCAAACGATGGCACACTCCTTGATGATGATAAGACAGTCGAGTATTACGAATACTGGCATAAGCCAACAAAGGGCATGCCGACCGGGGCCTTCGCTGTAATGATCGGTAACAAGATGATCGTTGACGGCCCCTACCCAACTGAGCAGTATCCTCACAAGGAACTCCCGCTAATCTATGCAGACCCAATGGCCTTTGAAGGCGTTATGGTTGGCTCTGCTTCACGAATTAGCCAAGCACGACCTTTGCAGAGGGAATATAATGAGCTTAGGAGCAGCGTCAAGGATAGCGTCGATGTTATGGGTAATTCCATATTTTGGGTTCCTCGCGGTGCGAAACTCAACTTCAAGAAAATTGCCAACATCAACGGAAACTATGTCGAATTTGATGGCCCACAAAAACCAACCCGCGAAATGGGTGTACAAATCCCAGGCACGTTCTTCGCTTATATGCAAGAGGTCAAGAAAGGGATAGACGACATCTTCGCCTTCCACGACCCAAGTAAGGGCATACAGCCCAGGGGTGGGCCAAGAAGTGCTACAGGGCTCCAGGCTCTACAGACAGCAAACTTTACTCAACTTACGCCGATGATGGCGGCACTTGAAGAGTCAGATCAGAAAGTGATTGCTCAGGCTCTCAACCTTGCTGTTGCGAATTATAACGAGAAGCTCTTCACTATCGTAGGCGACGACCATCGCTGGGCAGTGCAGAAGATCGACCGTGAGCAGCTTAAAGGTAAAATCAACGTAATAGTCAGGCGATCGAGCTCAATGCCCTTAGACAAGGAACAGGCGGCTCAGAAAGCAATGCAGGTGTGGCAAGCTGGACTACTTGGTGATCCACAGGATCCGCAGGTTCGTATATTCACTCTCAAGCAAATGGACTTGGGGAATGTAGATGGAATCTTGCAGATAACAGCAAAGCAAACCAACTTCGCAAAGAGAGAGTTTACGTCAGCAGAGGAATACATGAAGGGGATGCCACCTCTAGATCCGAATGCAAGCGTTGATGAGATCCAGGCACATCTTGAACAATGGATTTATATTCCACCTCCGAATCAATTCGATGACCACCATGTTCATATCTCTGAACATCGTGAGTACATCCTTGATAACTACTGGAAGTTCATTGGGAGCGATGCACCACAATATAAAATATTAATGCAAGCAATGGTCGGACATGCTACAGTGCACGAACAGATGCTATCACAGGCACAACAGAGTGCAATGCAAGCCCAGATGATGGCTGCTGCCTTTGAAAAGGGCAACACTCAAGAGCAAATATTGTTGAAGCAAGTCGCGGCGTTACAGTCAGCGAAAGCTCAGATGCAGAATAATTCAGAATAAGAAAAGGAGTTTAACATGGCTTTTGGAGATGATCATGGGAATGCAAGTGTTCCACATGAACCCGCTGCACCAGCTGCACCAGCAGAAGAAGGAGTATTGAACGCGAATCAAATGTCAGAGATCCAGAACGCACAACAGGTGCCAGCTGGTGATCCAGGCACAGTGGAGATCGTCGATGGGCAAGGCCCAATCATGACACCCACACCAGATGTTGCACCGGATACTGCACCGGCAACACCTGAAGACCTTAGTGCAGATAACGGAGCAGTTACGAGACTCCAGCAGCAAGTTGCGGCGAATAACTCAGTAATGAATGCTTTGGGTATTGACCCGGACAGCGATATAGCTGAAAAATTCAAAGCTGGTATTTATTCTCGCCAAGACTTGCTTGAGATGGTAGGGATTCAATCTAAACCACCTGTTGCACCGCCCACAACTCAACCTGCAGTTTATCAGACTCAGGATCAGTTGCAGACGATTATCGACAGGGTAAAGACTGAAGGTGCTGGCGAACAAGATTTCGTCGAGGCCATGACCGCTATCCAGAACACAATTCAACAGGCTAATCAGGCAGCACAAGCTAACACCATGAACAACACGCTTTCTCAATGTGCTAATACGACCAAGGCTGTTATTGCTTCGCAAGACTCTCAT